CCCACAAAGGTGCTAGTAAGTCAGCCAACTTTGAAATACAAAAGGTTCATAAAAAATAATGGCGACTACATACCTACAGCTTACAAATGAATTACTAAGAGAAATGAATGAGGTTGCACTAACCTCTAGTAATTTTGCTTCTGCTATTGGAATACAAGCACACGTAAAGGACTGCGTTAATCGTGCACCTTGACATTGTTCTTGAAGAACCTCAATGGCCTTTCTTGTCTGTAGGGGATAGTGGTACAACAGATCCTATGTATGGAAATACTTATGTAGAAACTGTAGCAAATACACGTTGGTATGAGCTAAAGCCTGCAAGTGATTCTATTTTAGATGACTACGGCTCAGTAGATTGGGATAATTTTTATTTAACTACTGTAGGTGTTACAGGCGAAAGTGCGCCATACACTGCCAAGAATCTTAGATTTACGACTGTAGACGAATGGAAAGATTTTTACAGAGCCAGAGAAAACGCAGACGATGCAGAAGACGCCAATGGTGGTGAACCTAAGCGTGTTATTCGTAGCCCTGATGGGCGTATGTTTGGTTTAAGTCCAATACCCGACAAAATATATCGTGTATGGTTTTATGCGTATACACAGCCTACACAACTTTCAGCGTATGGCGACACTATAGTATTTCCAGATATGTACAAGACAGTACTATTATCTCGTGCAAGATATTTTATACATCAGTTCAAAGAAAACATTCAACCAGCCGCACTAGCCTTAGAAGAATATCGACGCGGCTTAAAGCTTATGAAATCTAATCTAATGACTCCAGAGCCTTTCTACATTAAAGATGATCGCGTGAGGTTTGTCTAATGTCTCAAGCCTATGGCTTTGCGGCAAAGGGAGGTTTAAATACTAACTTAAACTCTTTAGAGTTGTTGGGTAATCCCGGCTTTGCCGTAAGACTTTCTAACTTTGAAGTAGATCCAGATGGCGGCTATCGACGCATAAATGGATTTACAGCTTATGGTGGAGCATCAGCAACAAGACCTAATACTACAAACAGAGTTTTAGGAACCTTTGCATATGCTGACGGCATTATTGTTTGTTCAGGCACAGATATGTTTTTTAGCAATGATGGCATTACATGGCTAAAAATAAATCGTAGTGGTGTAGCGGGTGGTGGTGATAACTATACAACTTTTACAGGACGATCAACTTTAACACGCACAAACCAAGGCCAATGTCAATTTGCTCTTTTTGAAGGGGCTACTTACAAATATGGGCAAGTAATTATAGCAGATGGCGCTAATAAATTATATTCTTTCAGAATGGAAGGTACTGGAGCTTTAAATACTCGTACTTTTTTTGCAGAAGAAATAACTGTTAATGGCACAAACTCAGTTAAATATATTACAGTTCATGACCATCATTTAGTGGCGGCAGGTGTAGACAATAACTTAAACACAGTTTATTACAGTGTTGATAACAACCCCACTAATTTTACTGGTACTGGTGCTGGTGCTGTAACAATTTCAGATCAAATACAAGGTATTAAAGGTTTTAGAACAGATTTAATTGTTTTTACAAGAAATAGTATTCATAAACTTATAAATATTAATGACTCACAAACTGTTCGTATAGATCCTATTGCAGAAAACGTAGGCTGTCTTAGTGGATATAGTATTCAAGAAATTGGGGGTGATCTAGTTTTTCTTGCACCTGATGGTATTCGTACTGTTGCGGGTACAGCTAGGATTGGTGATACAGAGTTAAGTTCTGTCTCTAGACAGATACAAAGTATTATTAGGGAAGTAAACCAAAATATAACAGACTATGTTATTGATAGCTGTGTTATACGAGAAAAATCTCAGTATCGTCTTTTTTATTCAGGGCCTAATGAAACCATTGCAAATGCTTTAGGAATTATTGGAACCTTTACAGGCCAAGGTTTTGAATGGTCTGAAACGCAAGGTATTCAGGCTTTTGGACTTAGTTCTACAATTAATTATAATGGTCTTGAAAAAGTTTATCACGGCGATAAAGATGGGTATATTTATAATCATGATACAGGCACTTCTTTTTTAAGTGGAGGTACTGAACAAAACATCACAGCTATTTATGAAACAGCCGATTTAGATTTTGGAGATATTGGAACTAGAAAAACTTTAAAGTATGTTCGGACTTCTTTTTCTCCTGAAGGGGAAATAACCCCTACACTAAGACTTAGATATGATTATAAATCTACTGATATTTTACAACCTTCAGATATAACTATTACTGGCATACCGCTACCAGCAATCTTTGGAGAGGCTGTATTTGGTACTGCAACATTTGGAGGCACAAACGACCCAATGGTTAGAACCACTGTGCAAGGAAGCGGAAATACAGTTAGTTTAAGAATACGAACAGACGATAAGAATTTTCCGTATGCAGTTAATGGTTTCTATTTAGACTATATGCCATCAGGTAGGAGATAATAATGGCTCAAGACTATACAAGACAAAGTACGTTTGCTGATGGCGATACAATTACTGCCGCACTCTTTAATGATGAATATAATCAATTAGTAAATGCTTTTGCATATTCTAGTACTAGTGCGACAACAACAGGTCACAGACATGACGGAACTTCTGGTCAAGGTGGTAATATACCACAAATTGGTGATTTAGATTTTAAAAACAAAATTGTTGTAGATAGTACAAATAATCGCTGGGGCTTTTTTGTAGAAGTCTCTAGTGCCGCAGTAGAACAAATTCGTATTCAAGACGGCGCTATTGTACCTGTAACGGATAATGATATTGATTTAGGTACAGCGTCTTTAGAATTTAAAAATCTTTATATTGATGGTACGGCAACCATTGATACTCTTACGGTTGATGAAGCCGCAACAATAGGTACGACTCTTGGTGTAACAGGCGCTACGACCCTATCTAGTACCCTTGGCGTTACTGGAGCAACCACACTAAGCTCTACACTGGCTGTAACAGGCACTTCGACACTGACAGGAAATGTTACAACTACAAACGATTTAAGTGTTGGTGGTAATCTTACAGTTACTGGTAATGCGACGATATCAGGCAACCTTACGTTTGGCGATGCTGACACAGATAGCATTACACTTACAGCAGATGTTGCCTCGCACATTACTCCAGATACTGATGACACTTATTATCTTGGAAGCTCTACAAAAGAGTGGCGAAATCTTTATATTGATGGTACTGCAAACATTGATAGTCTTGTAGCAGATACAGCAGACATAAACGCAGGAACTATTGATAATACTGTTATTGGTGGTACAACAGCCGTAGCCGGTACATTTACAACAGCAAATGCTACAACTGTAGACACAACCAATATTGAAGTTACTAATATAAAAGCTAAAGATGGTACTTCAGCAGGATCTATTGCAGATACAACAGGTGTAGTTACTTTAGCAAGTTCTGTTTTAACGACTACCGATATTAATGGTGGTTCAATAGACGGAACAACAATTGGATCTACTACAGCCTCTACAGGTAACTTTTCTACATTGTCTATTGGTGGTGTTGCAATTACGTCTACAGCCGCTGAACTAAATATTCTTGATGGTGTTACGGCTACAACAGCCGAATTAAATTATACAGATGGCGTTACTTCAAATATTCAAACACAGCTAGACGCCAAACAAGCTCTTGATGCAGATCTTACAGCTATTGCTAGTCTTGCAAATACTGATGGCAACTTTATTGTTGGTAATGGCACTACATGGGTTGCTGAGTCAGGAGCAACGGCTAGAGCTAGTCTTGGAGTTACTATAGGCTCTGATGTTCTTGCATACGATTCAAATCTTCAAAGCTTTGTTACGGCCTTTACGCTTCCAACTTCTGATGGGACTTCAGGCCAAGCATTGATTACAAATGGTACAGGCACAATTGCTTTTGGAGATGTTGATGCTCTGCCAACTCAAACAGGTAACAGCGGCTACTATCTAACTACAGACGGTACTAACGCTTCTTGGGATAATTTAAAAGCTAGTCCGACCTTTACAGGCACTGTGACGATTAGTAGCACAGACGCCCTTACACTGCCCGTAGGCACAACAGCACAGCGTCCTACAGCCGCTCAAGGCATGATTCGTTATAACACAACTGATTCTCAATTTGAAGGTTATAACGGCTCTTCATGGGACGCAATTGGTGGTGGTGCTGAGTATGTGTATACACGAACATCAGCAACAGCTACTGCATCTCAAACAACATTCTCTGCGACCTATACGGTTGGTTATGTAGACGTATATTTGAATGGTGTAAAGCTTGTTGTTGGTACAGACTTCACTGCCACTAACGGAACTTCTGTTGTTTTAACTACAGGAGCTACAGCAGGCGATAATGTTGAAATACTGGCCTATGAAACCTTTGCAGTAGCTAATGCCTTAACAGCCGCTAACAATCTTTCAGATGTTAGTAGTGCTTCTACAGCACGTACAAATTTAGGTTTAGCTATTGGCACAGATGTTCAAGCTTATGATGCTCAACTTGCAGATGTAGCAGGTTTAACACCCGCTGACGGTAATTTTATTGTAGGTGACGGAACAAACTTTGTAACTGAAAGCGGTGCTACAGCTATTGCATCTCTTGGTATTACAGCAACGGCGGCAGAAATAAATTATTTAGATGTAACAACTTTAGGAACTTCAGAGGCTTCTAAGGCTGTGACAGCAGATGCAAATGCCAAGGTTAAGTTTATAGGCACTACTTCTGTTGCTGAAATGATTGAAAAAGTCACGATTGATACATCCACTACAGGAACAATTAGTTTTGATTTTTTGACTCAAGCGGTTCAATTTTTTAACACCAATCAAACTGCAAACAGGACAATTAACTTTCGTGGCGATGGATCTAATTCGCTTGACAGCATAATGGCTGTGGGAGAAAGCATGACAGCCGCAGTGTTAATGACGCAAGGAACAACAGCATATTACTTAAACGCTTATCAAATTGATGGGTCAGCAGTTACGCCAGAGTGGTCTGGGGGTTCTGCGCCATCAGCGGGTAACGCATCATCTATTGATGCTTATGTATTTACAATTATTAAAACAGCAAGCGCTACGTTTACTGTTTTAGCTAGCCAGACTCAGTACGCATAATGCCTTTGCTATCTACACTTGGTGCAGGGTCTTCTAAGGGGTTTAACCCCGGCAGAATACCGCTTGAGGTTACCGGCGGAACCATTACTACTTCTGGCTTGTACACCTATCACACTTTTTCGTCCACTTCTAACTTAGTTGTATCTGGCGGAACGCTAGAAGATATTCATTACATGATTGTTGGTGGCGGCGGAGGCGGCGGTGGTGCTTTTCCGATATACGGCTGTGGAGGAGGAGCAGGAGCAGGGGCTTATCGTTTATCAACATCGTCTGGAACATCTATTTCTGAAGGTTCTTACACTGTAACTGTAGGCGGTGGTGGTGCAGGAGGCGCTGGATCAGAAGGACAGCGTGGTGGTAATGGTGGAGATAGCACATTTAACAGCATTACCTCTAATGGTGGCGCTGGTGCTGGATCTGCTGACGGGAGTCTGGGATGGACTATGCCCGGAACCAGTAACGGTAATGCTTCTGGTTCTGGCGCTGGCGGTGCTGGCGGAACTAATAGTGGAGGTGCTGGCGGAACTTATGGAAATCAAGGCGGATCAACTGGCGGAAACGGAACATCTAATGGTCAAACTGGCTGTGGCGGTGGTGGTGGCGCTGGTTCTAATGGCGGAAACGGTAGTGGCTATTCTGGAGGAAATGGTGGAACAGGCTCGCAAGAGTCTACTTGGGCGGGAGCAACAAGCACTGGCGATTCTAACTACTACGCAGGTGGCGGCGGAGGTGGTGCTACAGGAGCGGCGGGTCAAGGTGGCTTAGGTGGCGGAGGAGACGGGTCTGTTTCTCCATCGAATAACGGGAATGGTAATGGTATTGCTGGGACTGCAAACACCGGAGGCGGTGGAGGCGGCGGTGGAGCATGGTCTGGTGGGTCAACTCACACTGGTGGAAACGGCGGATCTGGCCTTGTAATTATTAGATATTTAACGGCTCAATTGGGGTAACAATGGCGCACTTTGCACAAATAGACGAAAACAATTTTGTTGTAAATGTCCTTGTTATTCCTGATGAGCAAGAAGATAGAGGGCAAGATTACCTTGCTGTTGATTGCGGTTTAGGAGGCACATGGGTGCAAACATCCTACAACAACAATATTCGCCACCGATATGCGGTCATCGGTGGAAAGTATGACGCTAATAGGGATGTTTTTCTTTATCCTCAACCATACCCAAGCTGGACGCTAGACAGTAATTATGATTGGCAACCGCCTGTTGCACACCCAGATGATGGCAATCTTTATGTCTGGAACGAAGCTCAACAACAATGGGATACGGAGTAATAAAACATGAGTAATGCTAGAACAATTGCAGACTTAGCCGCAGTTACAGCGACTGCTACAGAACTGAATGCTTTAGATGGCATTACATCTGATGTAACAGAATTAAATCTTTTAGACGGCGTTACAGCCACAACCGCAGAATTGAATTTTGTAGACGGTGTTACGTCAAACATCCAGACACAGCTAGATTCTAAAGTTGGCTCGACCCACACAGGCGACGTAGACATCACAGGCGAACTGCTGGTTGATAGTTACAACGAGACTTTTAAGAAGGTTTCTAGTGTTAGTGCTACTACTGGTTATCAGTTAACAAGTGCCGCTTACGCATCTAAAAGTTTTAGCGTTGCATCACAGGAAACTGCACCTAGAGCTGTTGAGTTCAAAACAGACGGCACAAAGATGTATGTTGTTGGAAGCATTAGCGATACTGTTTTCCAGTACGCTCTTTCTACTGCTTGGGACGTTAGCACAGCAAGTTACGAATCCAAAAGTTTTAGCGTAGCTAGTGAGCAAACTGTTCCAGACGGAATACGATTTAAACCTGACGGTACTAAGTTTTACATTATTGGTGATACTCCTGACAGCGTACATCAGTATTCTATGTCTACTGCTTGGGATATATCTACAGCTTCTTACGACTCTGTAACCTTTAGCGTTAGCTCGCAATTAAGCCAAGCAACAGGTTTATTCTTTAAGTCAGACGGTCTTTCCCTTTATGCGGTTGGTGCTGTTAATGATACTGTCTATCAATATACATTAAGCACTGCATGGGATTTAAGTACAGCTTCTTATGCATCTAAAAGTTTTAGTGTTGCGTCACAAGCAACTTTTCCTACTGACGTTAATTTTAATAATGATGGAACAAAAATGTTTGTGCAGTGCCTAAATACAGATTTTGTTTATCAATATTCATTAAGCACTGCTTGGGATGTTTCAACTGCCTCATATGACTCTGTAAGTTTCAGCACAGGAAGTCAAGAAGTAAATCCTTACGCTTGTACTTTTGGAGACAGCGGAACAAAAATGTATGTGGTTGGAAACTCAGGGGACACCGTTTACCAATACTCAACAGCCACAACAACCTATAGCACAACCTTTGACTGCGAAAACGCTAACGTCTTTGAAACCGAACTAGACGCAAACACCACTGTAGTCTTTAGCAACCCGCCAGCGGCAGGGACAGCTACAGACAGCACAGCCTACGCAATGTCACTCAAGGTTGTTCAAGACTCTGGAGCCTCTGGGTACACTGTAA